TTAGTTATTAAAGCTGAATTTTACACTTGCATTTCCATTATTAGCATAATCAATAGTATTACTAATAGAATGTATTTCTGTGTTATTTTTTACAATCCATAATTTGCAAAATGCTAAATCCTGTACAAGTTCTAATTGTAAACCTAAATTCTCAATCATTTGATTAACATTTGACCAAGAGTTGTTTTTTGCTGATTTTTTAATTTGATTTGCGATTGAAGTATTCATAATTTTAGACCGTTTGGTTTGTTTCGGTATTCAAATATCTTAATTAAGATTTAATATGCAAACATTATTTTAATAAAAGCCACAAATAAATCGTAACTCGCTGATAATCAAAGAAATTATTTTTAAAGTTTTTTTAGGATTAGGTAAACTGCGATAGCAATACCCAATATTAAGAATAAAGTAGTGTTATTTTTTGGCTTTTCTTCTTGAATCGTGGTTTTATCCACCTTTATAGCCTTGTTTTCTTTCTTATCGATTTTAAGGCTCTGTAAGCGCTTACGCTCTTTGATGTGCCTCTTTATATGGATTGCCTTTAGTTTATACTTGTAATCGCCTCTAATAGCTTCTAAAGGTGTAACTTGATGGTTTACTAATGTGTCAAAAACATAAGCTATTTCTTCCGTAGTTTCAATATCACTGGAATCAGTTGCTAATTCCACCTTTTGAACAACAGTTATAACGGAATCTACTTTAGTAGTTTCTACCAGCTTTTTAGACTTGCAAGAAGATGATAGTAAAATTACTACCAATAGAATTATTATGCTTTTGGACTCCATAGTTTAATTAGTTTCTTTTGTCTTTCTAAACGGCAATCAGCCTTGCACTTTGAACAATAGACTTTGGTTCCCGAAGAGATATATTCAGTCTTGCAGCACTCGGAAATTGTTAAGGGATTAACCTCTATTGTTTCGTTTAAGTCTTCTTTTATTTCTTTTGATTTCTTTGCCATAATTTAAACTAACATCAAGTTCCTTTCGCAAATTTAACCAAAATAAAGTAATATTCCTACTTACCGCCTTCATACTCAATCTCTCTATTTAAACACTCAATAGCTTTCTTTAAGTCCTGGACCAATAAATCCTTTTTACCTGCTCTTAAAATATATTTAATAGCGTTGCCTTTCATAAAAGATAAATTGTAAGCGTTAGCTATATCAATCACATCAATAGGAACTCCTTTAATCTCAACTTTGTAGTATTTAGGCTTTGTAACTATATCAGCTATTTTACTACCTGTTAATTCGATAGGTTTAAATTGATACTTAACATTACAATTAGTGCAAATCTCCGAGCATTCGCAATTCTCTAAATGGTTAATTTCTTCGATAGTTTTCATTTTGTTTCTCTTTTAGTTTTTCTTTATTTGTTTCGGTTATTAATTCTCTTCGTACTATTTCAATTTGGTTGTATAATTCTTTAAGTTTCTCAACTAACATCTCCCTCTTTGTCTTCATCATAATCTAAAAAGTCTAATCGTGTTTCAATCATTTTAATTAACCTTGCTTGTGTTAAGGTCTTGTAACTTGGAAATAAAAGTAAACTTTTTTCCTCTAATTCAAAAAGAAAATAAACAAAGAATTTAAGTTCCTCTAAAATCTCGCCATCTGTTACATCAAATATTTCCTCTTCTTTATTCTCCATATAAAACACCGTTATAAACACATTTATAATCAATTATTGCGTGTGGTTGTGCAAAGAATAAAACTTTGTCGCCATCTATCTTAAAGGTAACCTCCAGGAACCCTTGACACCAATCAGCTATCTTACCGGTAGGTAAATATTCGACTGCTTCCATTAACCTGGTACATCCTACTTCAAACCAAGCATTAATGTTATGCCTATTTCTTATATATCGCATTCCTAATCTATGACTGTGTCCAGTACATCCGGAACCCCAATACTCAATAATATTTTTTTCACTTGCATTCTTAGTTAAAGATAAGCCATGTGTAATATCAAAAATATCAAAGTAGTTAAAAACATCCGTTGGATCATAAACCATATCGTTTTCTGCCAGGTGCAGCATCTCTTCAAACTTTGTACTTTCAAAGTGTTTATAAAGTATGGCTAATCTTGCAAGTTGTCCTTTGGATAACAAAAAAGGCTTTGTAACTCGTTCATCGTGGTTACCGGTACGAATGGTAATTTTCGCATCTGTTGAAAGTCTTAAAGGCTTTAGAATCTGTTCTTCAGTGTATCTAAACTCTTCGACTTCGTTGTAGCCTTTTAAGATACCATCCATAAAAAGTTTATTGGTATGTTTAGAGACAAAAGGCAAATCTACTATATCTCCGTTTATACAAACCTCATCAAATTTATTGTGTTGTAGAATGTTATTAATTACTCGCAAACATTTAAGGTCTGCTAACCATCCATGTGGATCAGAAAACACAAATAACTTATAAGTTCTTTTGTCGGTAAGTTTCTTTAACTGATATTGGTTGTATTCAGTCTCGGTTAGTCTTGGTCTGTACATAGTTTTTTTTCTCGAAATTACTAATTATTTTAGCAAATGCAATTATCTTTTATTCAAAGGCTTACGATTAATGGTTGTCATATAACCACCCAAAGCAATTAATGCCGATAGGAATAGTTTAATACAAGTATTTAAAGACCAAATAAAGTTATCCCAGTCAATAGTTACCCAAGCATTCGCAATAGCTACAATTGCTCCAAATACCGTAGAAAGTGTGTTATTTAATTTTCGCATACAAGTTAAACTCCCTTAATCTTCTTCTCATTAATCCTTTACTTACCACACCACCAACTTTAATCCACATCAAGAAGCCTATTCTTATTTTTTCAATCGTTTGTCCACCATTAATAAACTTTACTAAAGATGACTTTGCAAATGCTCCACATCCAATATTATAACAAAGGCAGAATAAAGCATCAAATTCGTTCTGTTTAAGCGGTCTAATAACATATCTTTTAATACAAGCAGCGTAAGTATCGGAAGTGTCTAAAAATAGCTTATAGGCTTCCTCTTTTGTTATTTTGTCGCCTTTCTTTACTGGGTTCCCATTATCGTATTTAGTTGAGCCGATTCCAATGGTCCAAACTCCAGCAGTACACTGATAACTTTCTAACTTTAAGCCTTCAAACTCAACTAATAGTTTTAAACCATCTTCGCTTATTTGTGCCATAAGTAGTCTTTAATAAAAGTTATACCTGTTATCGTTAATATAAAAGCACCTATTCTAACTGCCCAGTTAATCCCAGTATTATAATCCCTTACTTCTTGAACTCTTTTTTCAGTATCTTCTAAAGTTTCTTCGATTAATTCTAATCTTTGAAGGATGCCGTTTCTATTTAGCTTCGAGCCTGTAATAGCTTGGCTAATCATTTCTACATTTATAGACAAACTCTTAAGTTGGTCGTTTATTTCTTTTAACTCATTCATTATTCTCCAGCTTCTTGTATGCTACTTGTTTGACTACCTGGTTGTCCTTGACCTGCTCCTGTATCTTCTTTAGTAGTTGACCAAGAACGGAAACCTGTTTCTAATTTATCAGTTTGGCTTTGGTGTGTAGTGATATTAGTTTTGTTTGATACATAATCAAAAGATGCCTCGTGCATAAAATGTAACCCTTGCGCTAAAGCAATATTAAAGACTTGCCCAAAGTTTATATTTTTACCATAAACATTACCTGTAAATTTCTGCCAGGTAGCTTGATAAAAAGATAAAACTGAACGAGTGATACACTCCTGCATCGGTCTGCCTAATATAAGTTCTGAAGCACTTTCCCAAGGTCTTAACCATCTGTTTGAATTTTGGATTAAATTAAATTCTCCGCTTGTATCGTAACCAATAAAGTCTTCTATAATTTGAGATTCCGATTTATTAGCTATACCACCGTGATACTGACCTTTATCTATTTTATAAGTATTTGAAAATGGCTTAACTAAAGTAGAATCGTTAGGAATATTTGTAGCGTTATAAATAAAGCCTTTTGTGTTTTTATATCCCTGTGGAATAATACTTACCTTAATATCATCAAAATAGGTTTGATGAACATTTGCAATATCAAAACTTCTTTGTGGTCTTAAAACTAAAGTACCAAACTCATATAAAGTAGTACCATCTGCAAGACTATTTTGGTCAAATTTAGATAAGCATTTATATTTCATCCACCTACTTTTATCACTCATAAAGATAGGCATTCTAAATACTGCATTCCATAAAGCAGAAGTTACAACACTATAATAAGTACCTGTTGAATCTAAATACCTTGTATTTGATGTACTTGGTGTACCATCTTTAGATTTAACAAATGCTATATTAATACCATCCCCGTCTGTGTGTGAATCATCAAAATAAACAGAACACTCTACTTTAATAGCAAAGAAATTATAAAATCCAAAAGGAGAAATATTATTTGTAAGCCTAAAAGTATTATATAAATAAATATCAGTATTTAAACCACCTGTAATATCTTCATTTTCTATTACTGATAAAATTCTATTATCAAATGGTCTGTCATCTCCTGTTGCATTAGCAAAATCAAAAGGACTTTCAAGCTGCCAATTAGTTGGTGTAGTAGTTGTTGTTGCGTAATCCTTAAAGAATCCGTAGTTATTAATTAAATTTCTTTCGTAGTATGGATAGTTAAATTGAACATTTGTTAATCTTTTATTTAATGTTACTACCTGATTTACATCAGACCATTTAACATTACCTGAATTACCAATAGAAGAGTAAAAATCAAAAGTATATTCACTTATGTAAGTTCCGTCAATATCGTATTTTAAACCATTTTGAAACTTTTGTTTAATAGATATATTATCAATTAAAAGATAACCTGTTGAATCATCGTTATTATTATAGAAATATACTCTTGGAGAACCTATTGTAAGGCGATTATATTCAAATTCATAATAAACCCACTCATTAGTAGCTGTTGTAGTAAATACATCTCCAACACCATCTATATTTACTCTTACTACTGCATTAGGAAAAGTGTTTTCAAAATTCTTTGCCCAAAAAGAAATTGTATATAAAGCAATTTGAAAAGGTATAGTTTGTCTTACATAAGAAGTATTATCTCCAAAGATTTGAGGGCATTGACTTCCATTTAAACCATCTGTTGTATTATTTAAAACATCACCATTTGTAGTCCAATATTGATATAATGGAGGTAAAGCACCATTTACACTAAATGTACCATCTTTAACTAAATCGTTTACCGCTAAATCGTTAATAGCAACCACATACCAAGTAGCATCTTTATTCGATTGATAAACAACACAACCTAAAGATTCCATTAATGTACCTAAAAGAAAATAACAATCCTTTGGCTCAAATGTTGCCCAATCAACTGAAGAATATTCCGATAACTTTAAGTTTGCAAGATTAACAAGAGTACTATCTATTTTAAATTGACTATAAAAAGCCACATCTAATTCGCTTCCAGTCTTCTTTAATAACCTACAAACAAAATCGTTAATATCTATACAAGTATCAACACTTGTGTCATTATATAAAGCGTAGTAATCTTCTCTTGTGTATTTAATATCCTTTAAGACTGCAATATTATCCGTAGCAGTTAATTGAAGAAAATATTGTTCTTGCCATTCGTATTGGATAACATCCGGCAAAAGAAAGCCTACCCATTTTAAAGTAGAAGTTGTGCCGTTAGTTTCGTAAAGACTTACTTTAAAAGAATATTCATCGTTATCAAAAAAGAAATCAGAAGGCTGAACAGTAGAATTGTAAGGAATAAAACATTTAATATCTGCATAAGAAGCCCTAATAGGAGCAAAGATATTATCTTTATTGGCTTTATAATTTAAAACAAATGCGCTATCCTGTGCTGGTATTAATTCTATTACATCGTAAACTATAACCGTAGCTTCTTGTTTTTCAAACTTTACTTGATAATATAAATTAGTACCTACCTGGTCTAAACCTTTGAATTGTAGATTATAAATATGATTGTAAGCCATTATACCACCCTCGAATTTTTAATTGCTTCGTTATTTAATAGTAATCTCATTTTGTCTCCCATTATATCTATTTGGTAGCCACCTTGACCTATTGTATTTGTAGGCATTGCTACCATTGATCCTGTTGCACTTCCTTGACTAAAATCAAGACCAGATAATTGTTTAAATATTGGCATAAATCCTGCTATTGAAGAAGCAACACCAATACCACCTAAAAAGAAACTTAATAAAGCAGCTACCGCAGCAGCAATAATTAGTCTTCTAATTAATTGTAATAATGCTTGACCTAAAGCTTGAAAAAAGTTTTGACCACTATCTAAAGCAGAATTAAAGGAATTTGTTAATGTATCAGCTAATAAACCTACAATAGTTTGCATATTTGCAATATAAGCTTCCATAGCTGG